TTTAACACTTGATATAATTTTAATTTTTAACACTTGATATAATTTTAATTTTTAACACTTGATATAATTTTAATTTTTAACACTTGATATAATTTTAATTTTTAACACTTGATATATAATTGTAATTGTAATTAACAAGATTCCAGCATTTACGTAAATTATTCGTTTTTTATTTTTTTACTATATATAAGTAAGAGGATGTCAAAACCTATTGTCAATAATAAAATTATTTATCAAAATATTTATGGCTTGGTTTCCAAACACGAAAATTTTCTTAGTCAAGGTGTCAGAGAAGGAGATTCTCCCACATTTTCAAGTCTTGTATTAACAGGTGATGCTACTATAGAAGGAAATTTATTTGTTGAAGGAAATACAACTTTATTAAATACAAACGTAATAGAATTTGAAGACAATATTGTTTTATTAAATCGTTTAGAAACAGGTGCAGGTGTAACATTAAATCAATCCGGATTAGAAATTGAAAGAGGATCTTTAGAAAATTACAGAATTGTATACAATGATTTGGACGAAACATTTAAAGTAGGTTTAATAAGCAATTTACAAACAGTTGCAACAAGAGAAAATTCACCACTTGAAAATGGAATTTTGACTTGGAATAATTCTACAAAAAGAATCGAATCAAGAAACAATGTTTCAATTGATATTTCATTTTTGTCAACTAAAAATTCAACAAGTGTTTCCACTGGTAGCGTGATTTATTCTGGAGGTATAGGTATTGAAAAAGATATTTGGACAGGTGGTAAATTATATTTGAGAGGAACATCTCACGCAAACACAAATGTCGTTTGGTCAGATACATCTAATTCTGTAAATATATCTAGTGTAGGTGATATTTATTTAACAACAAACGATAAAATACATATATCATATGATAAAAAAATCATACTAGGAGATGACACTCAATCAATATATTCCGAATCTGCTACAAAAAATGTTGTTGTTAATAGCGATGGACATTTTGATTTGAATTTAATTGCAGGTAAGAGAATGCGTATTCCTAATCAAATTCCTATTACATTTTCAACACCAGATGAACGTATTTATGCAGATAGTTCAAATAATATGATGATTGAAAGTAGTGAAAATATACATCTTGTACCAGGTACAAGTAGAAAAGTAGTTATTCCATTAAATATAGGTTTGACCTTTTCAAATAACAATCAACAAATTTCTGCAAATTTAAACAACGATTTATCTATACTTGCTGGGAATAATATTATCATTGCACCTGGTCCTACATTGGATGTAAGAATACCTACTGATAATGGTATTAAATTTGGTAATAGTGGTTCACAACGTATTGTAGCAGATAGCAGTGATGATTTATATATATCATCTGCTTCAAATATTTATTTAAATGCTACTGAAAATATACATTTACCAAATAATGTAGGTTTTATTTTTGGAAATTCGTCTACATATATCAAAAATACGGTTAGTAATTTAGAAATTAGCACGAATTTTGGTCAAGTTAGTATCAAAAATTCTGATATTTCGATTGATAGCACAACACAATCAAATAATGCTACATCTGGGTCCATTTGGACTAAAGGTGGATTGGGTGTAACTAAAACAATTTATACAGAAGGTGGTATAACAGTAGACTCGAATAGTTCTAGTAGTTTTATAATAAAAAGACAATCTGATGCACAAAATATATTCACAGTAGATTCAAGTAATAATAGTACAATTAATGTACTTTCTGGAAATGGTATTACAAACCCAAGTATTCGAATAGCACCACAATCACCCACAGAAGCTAGAAATATGTTGGTATTAAATACTGAATATGATAATAATACTGAATACAAACTTGGTAGAGGATTTAGCACTTTAAATTCAGGAAGAGTTTTTACTATTAATATACCAAATTATGCTGATTATTCTAGTTCTGGTGATAAACCCAAATTTTCTATAACAACAAATAATTGTACAGAAGAACTTTTTAGTATCGAAACTGATACAGGTAATATTTTTTCAAAAGGTACATTTGGATTAACTAGCACAGATGATGCAACAAACGCATCAACTGCATCATTTGTTGTACTAGGAGGTCTGGGTGTCGTTAAAACAATTATTACAGGTGGAGATTATAAAAGTGAAACCAATTCATCTACAGCATTAGATATAAAAAATACAAGTGGGGATTCTGTATTACGAGTAGATACTCAAAATAACAATGTTGTATTACAAGGAGATATCAATATTAGCGATTCATTTATAATTGATAACAATACAAGTACACTTACAAATAAAAATGTAACCTTTTATTCTAATACAACCGATACAACAGATTCTTCAAATGCAGCTGTTGTAATATCAGGTGGTGTTTCAATAAATAAAAGTTTAAGAGTATCAGATATATCTCATTTTAATGTTATTGACATGACCAATAGTAGAATTACAAATTTACAAACACCCACTGACCCTAAAGATGCAGCAACTAAAGCATATGTTGATCTAATCAGACAAGGTTTACGAGTAAAAGATTCAGTACAAATTGCATCTATTACAAATGGTAATTTAAATATTGCTTATAATACAGGAACTGTCATAGATGGTTACACATTACAACAAGGCGACCGTATATTGATAAAAGACCAAGAATTTCCTAGTGAAAATGGTATTTATACAGTAGAAGACACTGGTGTTCCAACAAGAGCATTGGATTTTGAAATAGGAACTACTGTATCTGGCGCATTCGTATTTGTTGTAAATGGTGATACAAACGGTGGTCTAGGATGGATTTGTAATAGTTTAACTGGCTCTGATGTTGTTGGGTCAAATGATATCAACTTTACACAATTTACTGCTCTTGGAAAAGTAGAAGCAGGAGACGGATTAACTAAAACTTTTAATCGTCTAGATGTCAATGTTGATAATACTAGCTTAGAAGTTTACGATGACCAAATAAGAATTAAAAATACCATAGCAGGCACTGGTATAACAGGAGGTAGTGGGGCACCACTACAAACATCTTTTGATCAATCTCACGTTACACGTGTGGGTACTATTCAATCAGGCACATGGCAAGGATCTTCTGTACAAGTTCAATATGGTGGTAGTGGAGTTTCAAGATTTACCGAAGGGAATATTTTGTTTGGAAATGGTTTAAATCCAATAAAAACGGATATAAAATTCTTTTACGATAGTACAAATACAAGATTAGGTGTTGGTACAAATCAACCTACTAAAAATTTAGTTGTACAACATCCTTCAAATGTTTCAGTATTATTAAATGCAGATTCAGAAGGTGTATCATCAAGTGCTAAGCCAGAAATTATATTTTCATACACTGGAGATATCAAATCATACATTGGGTTATCACGAGGTGCAAATGAATATGCAAATAATATTTATGCCGAGTCTTTAGTAATTAGTCATGATAAATTAGACTCTACATCTATAATACAACTTACTACACAAAAACAAAATCGTATGACTATTTTAGCAAATGGTAATATTGGTATCAATACATCTAATCCATCTTCACGTTTACACGTAATAGGTTCCTTTACTACTACTGATACTAATCAATTTAGATCAACTACAGATTCTACAAATACATCAAATGGATCCGTTACAATAGCTGGAGGAGTTGGTATAATAAAATCTGTAAATATAGGAGGTAAATTACGTATATATGATACAACTGCAAGTACAAGTCTTAATACAGGTGCTGCTATTATTCAAGGTGGATTAACAATTCAAAGTAATCAAAATTCTGTCAATGTAGGTAATGGCGGCGCATTAACAGTTGCTGGCGGAGCATCTATCAATGGAGATTTATATGTTGGAGGGTCAATTAATGGTAGCGGAAGTAGTTCAAGTACATATGCTTATTTGACATTAACATCAACTGATGAAGCCATAAATTTATCAACTGGAAGTTTGATAACATTTGGTGGTATTACTATTCAAGCAACTACCAATGCCACAAGTTTAACTTCAGGAGGTTCTATTTTAACATTAGGAGGTGCTAGTATAGGTGGTGATATTTATATAGGTGGAAATAATAACTTTTATGGATACACAAATTATTTTGGTTCAGATGCACTTTTAATATTTTATGATAATAATGGTATCCCAAGATTTTCGATTGATAGAGAATCTGGATCAGGCAATTTTAGTTTAAGTCGTTATGATTTGTCTGGTACATTTATAGAAACAAGTTTTACAGTAAATCATACCACTGGATGTATATCATTCTCTAATAGTACACCTAGTTTATCGTCCACAGAAGCTTCATTGGTATTATCAGGTGGATTATCTATTATTACAACATCAAATGCTACAAGTATCACTAATGGTGGTGGTTTGACAATTATGGGAGGTCTCAGTGTCAATAAAAATGTTTTTATGGGAGGTGATGTCACAATATACTCTACTACTAATAGTGAAAATATTACAACTGCATCTTTTGTAGTATACGGTGGTGTAAGTGTTGCAAAGGATACAAATATAAACGGTTCATTAACAATAAATGATACATTTAATTATGGTAATGGTGGGACGTTTTATACATTATCAAATACAACAGGATCACATTTATGGCATTATTTAGGACAATTAAATGATTCTGCAAGTATTTCGTATTGCGAAATCGATTTCTATAATGGTACATCAGATAATACAACATATGGATTAAAAGTAAACGTCTCGATAAACGGTGGGGGTTGTAATGTATCTCATAATTATTATGGTTCATCAACTTTTAATAACATTAATAATATAGAGGTAGTGGTTTATGAAGATTCATCTTCTGGCTTTCATCTCTTTACACGAACACAAGATTCAAGTAAAATAACAGTTCAAGTGCGCGGTAAAACAGGTCAAAGATTACAATTTACACAAGAAGGAAACGATACAGACCCAGATGGAAGTGTTAGTTTATATAATCCTAGTTGGTCAAATATATATACAACAGCACAAGAAAGTAATTTAGGTTATCATTTTGGAAATGTAACTATACAAGGTGATAGATTTAATGTAGCTGATAATTTCCCAATATTTGGATATAACAATTCTAATACAACTAGTTCAAGGAATCTAGGTTTGGCTTTTGAAAGATTTCAATCTTCCAACGATTCTGGAACAGGAGAATTGGTAACTGACAATTATGTATTTTTTGATGCAATTCCTAATCAAACATCTGCCACATCCTTACAAATTAAATTTAGTAATTTATTAAATTCAACAGACGATTATTATAATGGTTGGTGGATAAAAATAGCATCTGGTAGCAACATTGACCAAGTACGAAAAATAGTATCTTATAACGGTTCACAACGTGTTGCTACAATTGATATACCATGGACATCACAAAATCCTGGAAATGGTGATATTGTTTATTTTTACAATGCAGAATATGTTTCTTTTTATTATAACGACAATGAAAAACAGTTTGAATTAGTATATAATACAAGAGATGATGTTACAAAAGATTTGACAAATTATGATTATGTAGATTTGAAAACAAAAAGTTTAATTTTATCTGATACAACAAATAGTAATAATATTTCAAATGGTAGTTTAGTTACACCTGGTGGTATAAGTATTCAAAATACATCAGATGCATCAAGTTCTACATCAGGTGGTTCTCTAACTACTTTAGGTGGTATTGGTATTCGAAAAAAATTATATGTAGGCGACAATATTGGAATCGGAAATGATGGCTTTACACCAGATGAATCATTACATATAAAACAATCAAGTGCAACCATTCATCTAGAATCAAATAGTAGTAGTGGTAGTGGTGTATCTTATATAGATTTTAGCAATACAGGAACACAAGATCGTTTTGGTATTATTTCAAATCCAGTTATTGAACAATTTTCACTTACATATTCTACATCAGGATCAACACCTGATTTATGTAATACAGCATTAACAGTAACAAAAAATGGATACGTAGGTATCAATACAACACATAGTATAAATAGTGCTTTAACAATACAATCTGGTAATTTAATATCACCAAATACAGACGATTCTTATATCGGTTTAATTGGAAATGCAAGTAATCTAAATAATTCATCATCAGGAAGTAGAATTGTTTTATATGGTAACAATGCAATTGGTAGTTTAGGTAATATCGTTTTATCATCTAGTAACACTGGATCAGTTAAAATTTATACAAATAATGATGATGAAAGATTCAGAATAGAACAATCTGGTACTATTAAAATTTTGACTACTACTGTTTCTAGAAGTAGAACATCCGGAGCCCTAGTTGTATCAGGAGGTGTTGCTGTTGCTGCAACAGAAAATTCTAGTAGTTTTACATCAGGTGGTGCATTAACAGTTGCTGGTGGAGCAACATTTATGAAAGATATCTTCGTTGGTGGTAATATTTTTGTTACTGGAAGTTTAAACTCTACTGGATCTAGCGAATCACCGACTTTAATATTTATGAATGAATCTAATTGTACAGTAACAGGATATGATAATAATAAATTATTAAGTATAGGTCAAGAAGCAGTATTATCTTTTGCAGTTTGGGTAACACCAACATCTGGAAGTGAAAATTGCCAATTCGAATTTGAATTACCAAATCGTGATAACGGGTTTGCAGCTAGAAGCGAATTTATTGCTTCTTGTACTGGGTATACTGACGATGATGATTTAATCCCCTTATTTAATGTTTTATCAGTCGGAGTCATAGATGAAGCAAGAGGATTAATAAAATTCCAAAGTGTATCTACCGGAATTCATTATTTCACAGTTATTTGCAGATACACAATGAATTAAATAAATCTATGTCATTTAAATAAAAATATGTAATTTAAAAATATGTCGTTTCAAATTATTAAATTTAAATCTTTAAGATTAATAATAATAATAATAATAATAAATTATGTGGCAATATTATGTTATAACAGAATTAAGAGTCATTTTCCAAGACGAATTGAAAAATATACAAGATCAACGTTTTGTCTTACAAAAAGAACTTAAATTTTTTGTAAATTACAATGGTAATTTGGATAGCGATGAAAGTGATTATGAAAATTCTGTTAATCAATATTACCAAGATCAATTAAAAAAATATGATAAAATAATTTATCTGTATTCTGAAGGATCTTATATTAAGGAAAAATATAAATCTAAGTATCACGATAGAATTATACGTTTAATAAATAACAATAACCATTTAGAAGATTCCAATAACAATTTAATTTTAGTAACTAAATCCAAATATACAGAAATTAAATTATAAAACACAGAATTAAAATTGTAAAACACAGAAATTAAATTATAAAACACAGAATTAAAATTGTAAAAACAGAAATTAAATTATAAAACACAGAATTAAAATTGTAAATTATATTTTTAATATTTACAATTAAATTAATAAACGTACACTTGAGCAGTTTTATAATTAAAGTACAACTGCAGTGTAAAAACGTACACTATTAGAAAAAGCAGTTTTACATTTGCAATTTTTATCACAATTATAAGTACCACTTCTTCTTGCTTTTTCATCGCACAAAGAACAATCCAACGTCAATGTTTTTAATGCAGATGCATATCCTGAATTGCATTCATCTCCAGTAATTGCTAAACCATTACTAACTGCCCAACTAGCACCTACATTAACCATTTTTTTATATGCTCTGATATAAACAGAATTCCATTGATTAACATCTGTTTTGAAAAGATTTGTTGCATCTCCAATTTGTGTATTTATAGTATTCTGTACCAATTTACGTTGACAAGCTAAACCTAACCATGCATCGTTTACTGTGTATAACCATCTTCTAAAATCTAATGCTTTTGAAAACCAAGAAACGTGCTCCATTTCCGTGTCTAAATCAATTACTAAAGATTCTGGATTTTGCATACCAATAACAGTTCTGATTTCCGTATCAAACAAATCAATCTGACGTTGACGCAATTCTGGACTTGTAAATTTACACATATTAAATGTTCTTAAACGTTTTAATGTTTGCAATGGCAAAGTACTACGAACAGGTGGATTATTTATTCTAATATTTGGTGAACAAATATCTCTATAATATGTATTTGACCATCTAAACATACGTAAATCCGTACAAGACTCTAATAATGGATCGCATTCTGTCCCATTTGTCCTAGTACAACCAGTATGATCAATTAAAGAATGTGACCCCATTAAAGCAGTCATCTCTTCAACTGTCAAATTTCGTTTCTCTGCAAAACTTCCAAATGCCATAGTATTCATATTTGCTGGAGCCAATGCATTTACTGGATTTGGTACTATTTTATCAAATCTTCCAACTAAAAATGGATTAGTATCATCATATGATATAATCTTTGGCCCACCTTGATACTCTGTCGCAACAGCACCACATACTGCAACAACATCTGCAACTGAACTATTGTATCTTTTTGCCAATGCCAAAACATTTTTTGACAAAATATAAGCAAAACTATCATAATTATTTTCTGGACGACCAATTTCGTCAGCTGTCAAAAATATAGATCCATCTGCACCACCATATCCTTCAGAAATAGATAAAGAATCATGAGCTGCTGCTCTAATATAAAAATTACACAATCTTCTATCATAACGACAAGTGGCACGACAACCAGCTATAACACTCATCCAATCCACTATAGTTGGATCGTAACTATTTGTCTTTGGTTTCCAAGCTGGCAATTTCACAGTCATTGTTGTGCTTTCTGGTACTTTTACTACTACATTATCTGGAACTACATTTTGACTATTCACTGCCAATAACAATACAAACAATTTATTAAACATTTAAATGTAAAAAAACTAAAACTTTAAATAGATTTAAATTAACTTTATTAACACGATTTAATACAAATTTTGTGTCGATTAACATAATTTTGGATTTAAATACGCATCCCTAACTACACATCCATCTTTAGAAAAAACGTATCCAAGTTCTTTACAACAAGTTGTACCATAATAACTAATAGACCAACGAGTAGCTGTACAAATATTATTCAAAGAAGTCGGACAAGTTTGTGTAACAGCTGGAAAACCATATACAATAGCAAACATACAAACATTATAGATATTCATTAATTTAATGAATATTTAAAAAAAATTCAATTTTTTATTTCTTTACACAACAGGAATAGGTTCTGGAACGTATCCATAAAAAGATCCATCTGGAAATTTACATACATTATTCAAACAAGCTTCACCATCATTCAAAATATCATTCGTATCACAAGGAGTACCATTTGGAACCCCTACACAACCAATATTCTGCATAGGAAATGTATCAGTTACACCCAAAATAACTTGTCTACAAAGACCATTTAGACAAATAGAATGCAAAGCAGCACCAACAACTGAACAATCAGCTCCATTTACTTTATTTTTCAAAGTACATACATTATCAATACAACTATAAGTTTGACAAGATTTCAAACTCGTAACAACTGGTGATAAACTAATTTTTGAATTACATACTCCTGCAAAACAATAACCTGGTAATGCTGGATTTGTTTTTGTTGTACAACTTACAAAATCCCTTGGTAAAGTACAAGTTCCTTTTTTTGGATCACAACGTGTACAACTAGGACATTTCAATGGACAAGTTTGAGCATAAATAAAAGCTAACATCATAAAGATAATTGTAAACATTTTTATAATGTATAATATTTTTATTTTTAAATACGATTTTGTTTTAATTCAAGATAATTTATTTGAGAAATTAATTCACAAATCTCTATATAAATTTTAATACTAGGAAAACATCTATAATAATCTTTCTTTAATTCTTTGATAAATTTCAATCTATTTATTCGTTTTTCTAGATCTTGCCTTGTTTCAAACATTATTTATTATTTCATTTTATTTA